TGGATCATGGACTTCAGTTATTTAAACCCTACCATTTCCAAGAGAAGTTAATTAAAAACTTTCATGATCATAGATTCAATATTTGTAAGATGCCTAGACAGACAGGCAAATCTACAACTGTTGTATCTTATCTCTTACATTATGCAATCTTCAATGATAATGTAAACATTGCAATTCTTGCCAACAAGGCATCAACAGCAAGGGATCTGCTATCAAGATTGCAAACTGCATATGAGAACCTTCCTAAGTGGTTGCAGCAAGGAATTCTTGCATGGAACAAAGGTTCTATGGAATTGGAGAATGGTTCCAAGATATTAGCTGCTTCTACATCAGCATCTGCAGTTAGAGGTGGATCTTATAACATCATCTTCCTTGATGAATTTGCATTCATTCCAAACCATATTGCAGATCAATTCTTTGCATCTGTTTATCCTACCATTTCTTCTGGCACAAAAACTAAAGTAATCATGGTTTCTACCCCTCATGGTATGAACCATTTCTACAGATATTGGCATGATGCAGAAAGAGGGAAAAATCAATATGTAGCAACTGATGTTCATTGGTCAGAAGTTCCTGGGAGAGATGAGGAATGGAAGAAGCAAACTATTGCTAACACCAGTGAGCAGCAGTTTAAGGTAGAGTTTGAGTGTGAGTTCTTAGGATCAGTAGATACTCTGATTGCACCAAGCAAATTAAAAAGTTTAGTTTTTGACGATCCAATTAAGAGAAGCAAAGGATTGGATGTTTATGAAGAACCAAAAGATGATAGAGATTATCTAATCACAGTTGATGTTGCTAGAGGAGTTGGGAATGATTACTCCGCGTTTGTTGTATTCGATATCACGTCTTTTCCACATCAAATTGTAGGAAAATATAGGAACAATGAAATTAAACCCATGCTTTTCCCAAGCATCATTGTAGATGTTGGCAAAGCATATAATGATGCATTTATCTTATGTGAGGTAAATGATGTTGGCGATCAGGTAGCAGCAATCATTCAGTATGACTTGGAGTATCAGAACCTTCTCATGTGTTCTATGAGAGGTAGAGCAGGACAAATTGTTGGTCAAGGATTCTCTGGAAAGAAGACTCAACTTGGATTAAAAATGTCTAAGACAGTCAAAAAGGTTGGGTGTCTTAACTTAAAAACAATGATTGAAGAAGATAAACTCATCTTCAATGACTATGAAATTATTAGTGAATTGACCACTTTCATTCAAAAGCACAATTCATTTGAGGCAGAAGAAGGATGTAATGATGACTTAGCAATGTGTCTTGTAATTTATGCTTGGTTAGTTGCACAAGATTACTTTAAAGAACTTACAGAGCAAGATGTCAGAAAAAGATTATACGAAGAACAAAAAAATCAAATTGAGCAAGATATGGCTCCTTTTGGGTTTATATTGGATGGCACAGAAGCATTAACTACAGAGGTTGATGCTGATGGAGATATTTGGCATGTAGATGAATATGGGGATATGGCATATATGTGGGAATACAAATAATGGACATTGACGATCAGTTTGAATTAGAACATCTATTTCTTACTGAGCGAAAATGTAGAGTCTGTGGAGAGCGCAAAGATTTGATAGATGGATTTTATTTAACTAGAAAAAACAAAGGTGCATTGCCTTCTTCTTATTCTTATGAATGTAAGTCTTGCACAATAAAAAGGATACTAAATTTAAGGAAATCAACCACACCTAAACCTAAATGTGAGTGGGAATATCCAGATTGGTAGTGTTCACACACAGTTTCCCCAATTTAAAAGTAGCAAATTATAAATAGATTTAGAGCAAAATGAAACACTAGAGGAGTTAAAATGGCTTTAAGCTTAGCATCTCCAGGCATTAGAGTAAGGGAGGTAGATTTAACTAGGGGAGGTATTCAGAATACCACTAGTTTATCTGCAGGTATTGCCGCTCCTTTTGCTAAAGGTCCAGTAAACCAAATAGTCACCATCAGAAATGAGGATGAACTAAAGAGAGTATTTGGTTCCCCATATACTAATGATAATCACTATGAGTATTGGTATTCAGCATCCAACTTCCTATCATATGGTGGAAGTCTAAAGGTAGTTAGATGCAGTGGAGACGATTTAAAAAATGCTAATGCTGGAGTTGCAGCAACAACAGCATCATTAAAAATTGAAAATTATGATGACTACAAGGCAAGTTATGAAAATTCAACTTCCTTCTTTTGGTCAGCAAAGAACCCAGGTTATTGGGCAGAAGATTTAAGAGTCTGTGTAATTGACCATCTTGCAGATCAGACTGTATCAGGTATTGCAACAGGAACTCTTTCATTTAACACTACAGTTTCTTCAGCAGCAACAGTAGGTGTTACTACAACTAGAATTGTTGGTGTTACAACCACTTCAGTTGCCCTTGGTCAATTTATTCAACCAATTGCTGGAATCATTGGTTCAGGAACAACAGTAACTGGCATTGGATCAGCTTTTGTTGATATTGGAACTACAACTTTAAATGGAACTGAAGTTACAACTACACTTAACTTTGGATCCTACTCACTTGGTGGTGGAGCAATTCAAGTTGGTTATGGAGTAACCCAAGCACTTGCAGCAGGAACAATTGCTGGAGTTGGTACTACTTCAGTTTCCGAAGGTTACATCAAGGGCATTGTTACTGGTGTTGGATCATCTGAGATTCAAGTTAAGGTTGTATCAAAGATTGTAGGTGGAGTAGAAACTACACAAGGATATACTGAAAATGGAATTTATGCATTTAGAGCAAATGCTTCCATTGATGTTTTAACAAGTGCAGGACTCTCAACAGCAACTGTAACTCCTCCAACTGTAGAAGATTGGTACAATACTCAGAATGTTCTGGATATTGCAAGAGGAGACTCTGTAACTATTCCTTGGAGATCAATTGCACCAAAACCAACTTCAAGTGCTTATGTAACTGAAAAAGGTGGTGGTGGAGATTCTATCCATGTTGTAGTTGTTGACAGCAAAAAAGCAAACAACATCTCAGGAACTACACAATCAATCCTCGAAAAGTTTGTAAATCTTTCCAAAGCAGTAGATGCAGTTGTTTCCCCAACAAATAAAATCTACTACAAAGATTATCTTGCACTAAACTCTGCTTATGTTTATGCAGGTAAGTCTTTAGGAGATGCTACAAATGCTACTTGGGGAGTAGACCCAGTTGCAGTTAAATTTACTTCAGGATTTAATCCACAAGCAGAAACCTCAGGATACTGGGGATTAGAAGCAGAAGGTAGAACCTTCAATGCAATTGGAAATAAATCATTCGATCTTACAGGTGGTAAAGATTACAATGGTGGAATTGCTGGATTTAGAGTTTCACTTTCAAACATTGTTACAGCATACAATAAGTTTGCAAATGATGCTGAAGTAGATGTTAATTACCTCCTACAAGGTGGTGCTTCCTTAGGTAAGGAAATTGAGCAAGCAAAAGCAAATGCAATTATTGCAATTGCAGAAGCAAGAAAGGACTGCATGGCATTCATTTCACCAAGCAGAGAGTCAGTTGTAAATGTTACTTCACAATCTGAGCAACTAACTAATGTTCTGTCATTCTTCACTCCTCTAACTTCTTCATCATATGGTGTGTTTGATAGTGGATATCAATACATCTATGACAGATTTAATCAGCAATTTGTTTATATCCCATGTTCTGCTGATGTTGCTGGACTTTGTGTTAGAACTGATATCAACCAGTTCCCATGGTTCTCTCCTGCTGGAAAGAACAGAGGTTCTCTAAACTTCCCAATCAAACTGGCATACAATCCAGGTCAGGGAGACAGAGATCAACTTTATTCTCAGAGAATTAACCCAATCATTTCTTCACCAGGAGCTGGCATTATTCTCTTTGGAGACAAGACTGCTCTCAATTACCAGTCTGCATTTGATAGAATCAATGTTAGAAAACTCTTCATTACAATTGAAAGAGCAATTAAGCAAGCAGCTGATTCACAACTATTTGAGTTCAATGATTCTGCAACAAGAGCAAACTTTGTCAACATTGTTGAACCATATCTAAGAGATGTTCAAGTTAAGAGAGGTATCACAGATTTCCTCTTGATCTGTGATGAAAGCAACAACACTCCAGATGTTGTTGATAGAAATGAATTCATTGCTGACATCTATGTAAAACCAGCAAGGTCTATCAACTTTATTGGTCTGACATTTGTTGCTACTAGAACTGGCGTCTCCTTTGAGACCGTTGTAGGAACAGTTTAATCTAAATAGGAGTAAAAAGCCATGCCTACTTTTAGCGAAAGAACTATTGATAAGTTTAAGAATAGACTTAATCAAGGTGGTGCTCGCAGCAATCTTTTTGAAG